CACTGCATGGGTGCCCTGTTCATCGTGAAAAAAAGAAAAAGGCCGCACGTCTTTGGAACTGTGCGGCCTTGTCTGTGGTGCCGGGGCCGCACACGAACTCCCCTATGAAAGCGAGGCAAAATCCGTAAAAATGCCCCCAAATGTGCCCCCAGACTGTGAAGGATGCCCCTCATGAAGCTGACCGATGCCAAGCTGCGAACCCTGACCGACCCCGGGAAGCACTTCGACGGCGGGGGGTTGTACCTGGAGGTGACGAAGGCGGGCGGGCGGTACTGGCGCCTGAAATACCGGCACGGGGGCAAGGAAAAGCGCCTGGCCTTTGGGGTGTATCCGGCTGTCTCCCTGCGTGACGCACGCGACCGGGCCGCTGCAGCCCATGCCCTGTTGAAAGCGGGCGACGACCCCGGGGCACTGCGCAAGGCCGCAAAGGTCCGCGCCCTGTACGAACAGGAGAACACCCTTGAGGCGGTGGCGCAGGACTGGATTCGGCACCAGGCGGCCCGCTGGGAGCCTGTCACCCTGCAGCGCATCCGGGCATCGCTGGAGGCGGACATTTTCCCCACGCTCGGGGGCCGGCCGCTGGCCAGCATCAAGCCCGGTGAACTCATGGCAGCGGTGAAGGCCATCGAAGCCCGGGGCGCTGGCGAACTGGCAAACCGCGTGCTGCAGCGGGTGAAGTCGATCTATCGGTGGGCCGTCACACATGAGCGCATCGAATCCAACCCCATGCTTGACCTGGTGCCCTCTGAGATCCTGAAGCCCCGCGAAGTGAACCACCGGGCCGCCCTGGCCGACAAGGACATCCCCGAGTTCCTGGGCAAGCTGGCCACCTACGAAGGCGATCCCAGCACCGTGCAAGCCTTGCGCCTGTTGATGTTGACCGCGGCCCGCCCTGGCGAAGTGCGCGGCGCACGCTGGGCAGAGCTCGACCTGGACGGGGCGCTGTGGGTCATCCCAGCCGAGCGCATGAAGATGCGCACCGAGCACCGCGTGCCACTGTCCCGCCAAGCCCTTGAAGTGCTGCGCACCATGGAACCCTTGAGCGGTGACAGCGACCTGGTGTTCCCCAGTCCGAACTACCGCAGCAAACCCTTGAGCGAAAACACGTTCAACAGCGCCATGACGCGCATGGGCTTCAAGGGCAGCGCCACGGCGCACGGCTTCCGGGCGCTGTTCAGCACCACGGCCAACGAGTGCGGCTGGAATGCTGACGTGATCGAGCGCCAGCTGGCGCACAAGGAACGCAACAAGGTGCGGGCCGCCTACCACCGTTCGAGCTACATGCCAGACCGCGCCAGCCTGTTGCAGTGGTGGGCGGACTACCTGGATGGTCGCAAGTCCGGGACCGTGGTGCAGATGCCCAAGCGCGCCGCCTGACGTCAAAGTCAGGAACCGAACCGAGTGCCAAAAGTGGGAACCGAACCCATTCCCGCAGGCGGCCAATGCAGGCGCCTGCAGTTTTCTCCCGGTCCTGCCCTGCAAAACCATGGGAACGCCGGGAACAAAACAGCGAAACCCGGCAGGCATGCGGGTTTGCGGGGAACAGGGTGCCGGGAACACAGTGGGAACATATAGGGAACAGAGTGGGAACACTCTCACAATGAACCTATTTCCTCCCCTTCCTCACCACGCACTTCGCCCGCCGGTCCATCGCTTCGCTCACTGAGGCAAAAATGCCGCGCGAAAGCACTTCCCTTGGCGCCTACCGCCACCGGGCTACGTGGTGCTGCGCGCCCCCGTGGCCGGCGCGACAGAGCGCCCAAAATGAATGGCAGGCTCACAATCGGAATGGCCAGGGTGCGAATGCCGCGGTGAATTGACCGCCGCGGGGTCCACGAGACGTTCGCAATCCATAGGGGGGGACATGGAAAATTTTCTTGTACTTGCACTGATCGCGGGTGTGTTCTGGTGGCTCGCTGGGGCGAAAAGGAGAGGGCGCGCACGCCAAAGCAAATCACCTGGTGGCGTGTTCGCCCGCTCAGATTCAAGTCCTGGGAGAGCTGCCTCTCATGTCAAGCAAAACCCCCATGCATCTCTGGGACTGCCCGCTGAATTTGAGCGGCTACCAACCGAACCACGAACCAAGCCGAGAACGCTCACTTTTCGGCAGCGTCGCGTGCTCATCAATGCCGAGAACGGTAGCCTCGTCATCCCGGTCGCCTCAGGGGATCGGTCACACATTGGTGGTGGGCGCTTCTACTATCACCAGCGGCAGACCGTGGCCTCGTTGGTGAGGGCGGGGTTCTTGGAGCACACGCCAGATGGCTACCAAATTTCAGCCACCGGATCGAGCGCGCTCCACTCTTTGCCTGAGCGAAGCAACTAGAGTCCGCGTCAAAACCACAGGTGGCTGGTGTCCGGCCGGGGGTGACAGAATGTGCGCAGGAGGAAAAGCACGATGTCAGAAGAAGCCTGTCTCAAGTGTGGCCACGTCAACCCCGCGGCCACGGGCTCAGAAACCGAGGCCTGCCCACAGTGCGGCGCCATCTATGCCCGCGTGAAAGCCGCCATGGCCAGCGGCCAGCCGGTACGGTCTGCCAAGCCCGCAGACTCCGGCTTCCCGGCCCGAAACGGTTCACCAGCTGCGCCGCCAAAACCACCGCCCAAGGTGCATCGCTACACCGGCCACACACCCGAGCCATTCATCAACAACTTGCGCGACGGCACGCACTACCCAGCCTTCCGCACGGTGGTGCGCCTGGGCCTGTTCTTCGGCTACTTCCTGGCGGTGTGCGGCGTGATCGGTGGCGTCATTGCGATGCTCAGTCGGGACGGCACCGTTTGGAGCCTGCTGATCGGCTTGGGCGCTGCGGCGCTGATCTACCTGCTGACGCGCATCTGGTTTGAACTCACGGTCATGATCGTGGACATAGCCGACGCAAGCGTGCGCACGGCAGAGAACAGCGAGCAGCGCGCCGCCAGTTGAACAGCGGTTGACAGCGGCGCGGGGGTGCGTGCTATAGTGCGCTCAACCCGAAAGGGCCGGTGCTTGAAAACACCATACACAGCGGTGCAACCTCCCCGATAGCGAGGTTTTGTCACGTCCAAATACTGGGCTCTTGGTGCAATGCCAGGGGCTCGGAATGTGCCCACAAGGCGCATTCAGGTTATGGGCTGGATGGTCAGAGTGGTAACACCTGGCGCACGTCTGTGTACGTGTTTTCAACATCCAGTCCACCCGCTCTGCTTGAAAACGGAGTTGGTGGTTTCAAGTCTCACACAGGAGCATGAAGCCATGACCACGGTCATTTCCCTGGCCAGCCGCCGCGCTGCGCCGACACTCACCCCCACTCTCGACTCGCTGGATCAAATCCAGCTGCATGCCCAGGCTCACAACGCCCTGGCCACGGCCCTGCATTGCCTGCAGCGCCCCGACTGCACGTCCGCTCACCTCAGGACCGCCACGGCCCGCGCTGTGCGCGCGGCCACGCTGTTGAAGCGCGCAAGCGCTGCAGCTGACCAGGTGGAGGGTTGAGCCATGAACACACCCAACCAGCAAGCCAGGGTCTTGAACCTGACACCGGCCACCGTTTCGAACTGGAGCCTCGACAGCACTCCAGATGTGCTGATCATCAACCCCGATGCCTCTCTGCACCAGCGCGCTGCGCTCGCGTGGTCGATGGCAATCGAAAACCTCACCATCCTGGAAGCGGGCCAGTTTGCTCACGGCAATGATCCCGGCAACGACCGGGCGGTGTTGTCCGTGGCGATCGAGCGCATGATCCAGATCGTCACCCTGTTGCAAGACATTGGCGCCCGAACGGCCGCGCTGGAAGGCGGTGCAGCATGAGCACGGCCACCGCCCACCAGCCCGCCGAACACGATCTGGTCATCAGCCTGCATCCCTGTTCCAGCCGGGTGGACTACAGGGGCACCGCCGCTCAGCTTCAGTCTGAGGGCCTCATTCCTGGCGGTTTCGAATGGCCGCGGGCCTCTGCCGAAAAGGTGTGGAGCGTGAACGGCCTCGAATACCGGCTGCGCCGCATGCGTCCCTATGGGCACAAAGGTTCGTGGATCGAGTTGGACAGCTGGAGCCTCATCACCATGTCTGGTGATCGCGACTGGTATTGGTTTGAGCGCCGCGACATCGAACGCGAGGCCAAAGAGTTGCGCGCCAAAGCCTACCGCCTGACCCCTGATGGTGATCGCGAATGGCGCGCCTTCATGGCCCGCTGTTGGGCAGCCAGCCAGGACAAGGCGTTTCAAGACTTAAAGGCCCTGTTCGTTCCCGAAAGCAAGAAGCCGGGCCGCAAGGCCAAGGCCGAAGCCGCACAGGGAGCGCAGCAATGAGCGACGACAACACCATTGAACTGAGCGCACACGTTCAACCGCTGTTGGACGCCATCGCCTGGATGGGTGAGGCCAGCTTCAAGCTGTCCGAGATTGACGTGGTGTGCTCCATGTGCCCCGATGTTGCCCGGCGCCTGGAGGGCATCAAGAACCCTGCTGGCAGCAACGCCGGTGATCGGGTGGGCGCGCTCGCCTGGGTGGCTGCAGACCTGATGCGCATCTACCAAGACCAGCAGAAGGGCGGTGCTGCATGAGCCCACAAGACGCCGGTGCTGGTGGTTGCGACCGCAGGCATTCCATCGCCCTGAAGGACCTGCAGCTCGTGCTGGTATCAGCCAAGCTGCGGCGATTCACCAACGGCCGCACCTGCCAGATGGCCGTCACCACGGCAGCGCCAATTCTCGAAGTCGATTGCAGCAGCCGGAACCGCCTACGCGGCAGGGAAGACGCGCAGCGCATCGGCCTGGCCAGCTGCACCACAGGACCCATGCGCCGAGGCCACGTCGTTGAACTGATCGAACGGACGCGGCTGCTTCACGGCTTGACCGAAGTGCGCAAGACCTGGGGCGCTGGGCTGCGCGCCCTGACGGCAGAACCGCGGCACGTGCTGCGCGGTGGCCGGGCGTGAGACCGCTGCCCATTTCCGAATAGATCAACCGGAGACCCGGGGAGGTCTTGAAGGCTCCCCGATCCCCGTTGAAATCGTGCAGTGATTTTTAAGATTTTGCACAGTCATTCGGGAAAAGTGGGCGCCTTGTTCAACCAAAGCGGAGCCGCATACCGTGCAAGTAAACCCTATTGAACGATCTCGGAAGCCTGAAAAGTACCTCCGACTCCCCGAGGTCGAGAGCCTGACTGGCTTAAAAAAATCCACCATCTATGCGGGCATGAAGGCAACCCCGCCCACTTTCCCGATTTGCGTGCGCCTGGCCATCCGCGCGGTGGCCTGGAAGGAATCTGACATTGCCACCTGGCAGGCCGAGCGTCAGCGGAAAGGAGGTGAATCATGACCGGTGTCCTGATCGCCGGTCATGAGCCAAGCGCCGTGATATTCGGCACCGCCTCCAATGGCTCCCAGTTCGCATCGTTCCGCCCCGTCGCAGCCGACCGCAACGGCGTGATCCTGCTCCCGGCTTCTCTTGCCGGGAGTCTCGGCCCAAGCAGTTGCCCGGTGACCGCGTTTGTGCGGGCGCTCTTCCCGTCGTTAAAACAGTGCAGGATTTTTAAGATTTTGCACAGTCATTCGGGAAAAGTGGGCTCCTTCGCAAACCAATATGGAGTCCAACAAGTGCAAACAAACGCCAACACACAACGCAGCAAGCCCGAGAGGCTGCTACGTCTTCCCGATGTTGAGAGCCTGACCTCACTACGGAAAAGCTCAATTTACTCTGGCATGAAGGACGGAACTTTTCCATGTTCCGTGCGCCTGTCCGCTCGCGCTGTGGCCTGGCGTGAATCGGATATTGCGGCCTGGCAAGCCCAACGCCAGCAGACGGGTGGCGCCCATGATTGACGCCCTCATTTCGGGCCGCGTGCGCGGCGCCCCGACATTCCGCACCGCCAGCAACGGCACCCCGTTCGCATCCTTCCGCCTGGCCGCCGCCGACCGCAACGGCGTGAGCGTGCTGTGTTCCTGCATCACGTTTTCGGCCACCGCCTATGCGGCCGTTCAAGCCTTGGAGGACGGCGACAGCGTGGCCGTATCGGGTGAGGCGGAGATAAGTGCATGGGCTGGCAGCAATGGCGAACAGCGCACCGGCCTCAGTGTGATGGTGCACGGCGTGTTGACCCCGTACCACATGGGCCGCAAACGCAAGAGCGTCAACGGCAATGCGGCAGGAGGTGATGACCATGGCTGAAACCACCACGAACGCACGCCACTCCATCGGGGCCGAAATTGCCGCGCCCCTCCCGCTGGGCGCCGGCATGGCCCTGGGGCTCCGGGAAGAACCCGACCAGCACCACGGTGCAAGCGCCACCAACAACACACAGAGGTAACCCATGGCCATCAAGCCCATTCAGATCCTGGTCGAAACCGATGTCACGGGTGAGCAGGACATCAAAAAACTGGCCAGCACACTGGACGATCTGGCGAACACGCTGGACGGTGACCTCAAGGTGCAGGCTCAGCTGGCCGCCCAGGCCATCCGCGAACTCGGTTCCAAACAAGAGGCCATTTCGAACTTTTCCCGCCTCAAGACCGAGGTGGGTGGCGCGGCCGATCGCCTGCGCGATGCGCAGACTGCTGCTCAGAACCTTGGCAAGTCCCTGTCCACTGGCGCAGCATCCACCCGCGCCCAGGCCGGGCAGATGGAAAAGCTCCGCGAGGCGGTGCGAGTCGCAAAGACCGAGCTGCAGGCAAAGACGCGCGCCCTCGATCAGGGGCGCGACACGCTGCGAAGCTACGGCATCGCCAGCACCAACCTGGCCACGGCAGAGCGCTCTGTGCGCCAGGCCATCGCCGCCACGCGCAGCGAAGTCGCCAGCATGGTGCCTGCCTACAGCGCGGCGGCTACTGCTGCCACCGCCAGCGGAGCCAAGCAAAGTCAGGTAGCCCGGGCCGCCCAGGGCGACATCAAGAGTCTCGGCGACCAGCTGCGCACTGTCCAGAACATCGCGGCAACCGCTATCGGCGGCACCTTCATCACCTCGCTGGCCAGAGATGTCGCTGGCGTCGCTGACGAATACAGCAACCTCGCTGCCCGCATCAAGCTCGTGACGGGAGAGGGCGCCGCCTTCGATTCGGCTTTCCAGGGTGTGCAGCGGATCGCCCTTGCCACGAACAGCGAACTTGAGGCCACCGGCACCCTGTTCGCTCGGATCAGCGAAGCGGGCAAAGAGCTTGGCCTCTCGCAGGAAGCGGCCCTCGGCCTCACGCAGACTATCAACCAGGCCATCCAGCTGTCGGGTGGCTCAGCTGAGAGTGCAAAGGCGTCGATCATCCAGCTGGTGCAGGGCCTGCAAAGCGGTGTGCTGCGTGGTGAAGAGTTCAACTCGGTCATGGAGCAAAGCCCGCGGCTCGCTCAGGCCCTCGCTGCCGGTCTTGGCAAGACCACCGGCGAACTCCGCGCCATGGCCAAAGAAGGGCAGCTCACCAGCGAAGTCGTGCTCAAGGCCCTGCAGGGCCAGGCCGACGCCGTTGCTTCCGAATTCTCCAAGCTCCCGGCCACCGTCGGGCGAGCGATTCAGAACCTGAGCACCAACTGGACCATCTACGTCGGCGAGGTTGACAAGGCCACAGGCGCCAGCACAGCCGCAGCCAGCGCGATCAACGCCGTTGCGACCAACCTGGACGAAATTGCGGGCTTCGCAAGCCGAGCTGGCGCTGTGCTTGCTGCGGCCATGGCTGTGCAGGCCGCTGGTGCAGTTCGCACCTACATCGTCGAAGTCGTCGCAGCACAAAAAGCAACCAGCCTGCTCGCGTTGCAAATGAGCGCACTGCCCAAGACACTGCAGATCGCCCTGGCCTTCACGGGCTTTGAGGTGGGTTATCAGATCGGCGACATGTTGCTCACGAACAGTGAGTACGCCAAAAAGTTCGGCATCGCTGCGGGCGACATGATCGAGCAGCTTTACAACAAGTTCATCGGGCTGAAAGAGATCGCGGCGGCAGTCTTCACCGACTCCACCATCGAGGAAGCGCTGGCGAACTACGAGCGCCGCATGGTCGAGACCAGCCAGCGGACCAAGCGCATGTGGGAGGAGGCTGGCAATAGCCCAAAACCCGTTGAAGAAGGCGCTCTGCGGGCGGCTTTGGCGGTTCAGAAGTTGGGCGATCAAGCCGCGAAAACAGCAGAAGTCCAGGTGGCTTCCTCGGAGTCCACCAGCAAGGCACTGAGCAAGGAAGTTGAAGCCGTTGAGGCCCTCAGCATCGCCCGTCGTGGCGATGCCGACATCGCCATCAGTGGTCTCAACGTCCAACGTGAGCTGGCGCGCCAGTCGCTCGATATGGCCGAACTGCTGGGCGATGAAACGGCCATCAGGAAAGCCAAGATCCAGCAGATCGAAATCGAGATCCAGATCACCGAGGCCAAGGTGAACGTGGCCCGCGCCGAAGCCGAAGGCTCCATCGCCGTTGCCCAGGCCAAGCTGGCCGAACTTCAGGCCAATGGCGAGCTGACGCCGGTCAAGGAAGCAGAGCTCCAGCTGAGCATCCGCCTGGCGCAGGCCAAACTGGCCGAGGCCGAGGCGGTCGGGAAGTCCAGTGACCTGCTGAAAAAGCGATTGGATCTGATGAAAAAAACAGGCGACGCGACGGAGGGCGCCGCAGGTTCTGCCAATCGGGCCGCCGATGCCTACAAGAACCTGGACCGCAGCATCCGTGATGCCAGCGGTTCGATTGAGCGTTCGGGTGATGCATTCACGCGGTTGGGCATCAAATCAAAAACAGAGCTGGCTCAAATTGCCGATCAGGCGGCAAAAGATTTCGAGCGGGTCAAGGCCAGCGGGGACTACACCAGCGAAGGCTTGATGGAAGCATGGAAGAAGATGGCCGAGGCCAGCATTGCGGCCAATGGCGGCGTTGCCAGCGAAGCGCTGAAGGCTGAGGCCGCGATGCACGGCCTGAAGATCGAGGTGGACGATGCGGGTAACGCCATCATCAAGAACATGAACGACGGGAAAAAGGCCGTCGATGGATTCGCCAAAGGCGTTGCCGACGCCGCCGCTCAACTCCAGCGCCTGAAAGAGCTGCAGGGCTTCGCTGCCGGTGGTGGCGACTTGAGCGACATACCGACAGAAGATCTGAAAAAGGCCCAGGCCGACCTACTCAAGCAAGGTGGCGCACTGAGCAGCACCGAATACATCAAGCTGCGCAACGAGTTGATGGGGCGAGGTGCCCCCAAGACCGATGCGGAGGGCTTCACCCTGGACAAGTCCGGTGGCCGCCTGGCCATGGGTGGCGAACTGACCACCTTGACCGGTATCGCCAACTTCCTGAAGCAGGCTGGCCTGGGTGATGAGCAAGCCAGAAGCGTCGCCCTTGAGTTCAGCGACGGCAAGGGCGGCATCCCCTATTTCAGCAACCCAGGACAGATGAAATACGGTGGCGCCACCTCCACGATCTCCGAAGCCCTGCTCAAGGCTGCCGAGCAAACCACGTTCGGACTTGGCAGCAATGGTGCAACCGCCGTCGGCCGCCGCTACGTCCATGACATTCGCCTCGATGACGCTCCGTACCCCGTCAACACCCACGACGAAGAAAGCGCCAACAACCTCGAATCCATCATCGCCCAGCTCACGCGCGACAAACGGAGAGCCATGTGAGCACAACAACACCGCCCGATCCCGGCGCCGAACGCCGTGTCACATGGGATGCGGACCCACTGCTGGAAATGCCGATTGAGCTCTTGCTTGAGGAAATTCGTGCGTGCTTGGTGCCCGGCACCACCAGCGCCACCAACATGTCGAAGATCCTGACATCGCTCGCTGGTGTGCTTATGTATCGCAAAAACGATCCTGGCGGCATGCGCACGAAGGATGGCCTCCTCACTCGCGCTCAGGCTACGCGCCGCGCCGTTGAATTTCTCGAAATTGCCGAGTGGCTTGATGGGCTTGGGCCGCGTGGGTCGAAAGGGGATGCATGACCCCGCAAACCCCAATCACACCCGAGTTGGTGCGCTCGGCGCTTGCGCACATCCCTGCGAACCTGCCGCGCGACGAATGGGCGCGAGTTGGGATGTCGATCAAGAGCGAGTTTTCGGACGGCACCGGTTTCGACCTGTTCGACGCATGGAGCGCCAGCGATGCGGACCGCTACGACAAAAAGGCCGTGGCCTCGACCTGGCGCAGCATCAAGGCGGGCGGCGGTGTGGCGGTGGCCACGCTGCTGCACCTGGCGAAAGAGCACGGATTCACGCTGCCCAAGAACGGGCAGGCGCCGGCCGCGCCCACGGCGGCAGAGCTGGCCGAACGCGAGCGCCAGCGAATCGAACGCCGGCGGCAGGAACAGGCCCTCATTGACGCCGGCCACGCAGCAACAGCCGAACAGGCGGCGGCACAGTGGCAGGACGCCAGCGAGAGCGGCGCCAGCCCATACCTGGTGCGCAAAGGAGTGCAGTCCCACGGCGTGCGCTTCGCCGATGGTGGCGTGCTGCTGGTGCCCCTGCGCGACGGCGCGGGCAAGCTGTGGAACGTGCAACGCATCGCACCGACCAAGACCGAGAGCGGCGCACCGGAAAAGCTGTTCCTCAAGGGTGGGCGCAAGTCGGGGCTGTGGCACCTGGTGGGCAAGCTGGCCAGCGGCGACGATTCCACCGGCCCGACCGTGCTGCTGATCGCCGAAGGCTACGCCACGGCTGCCACGCTGCACGAAGCCACGGCCTACCCGGTGGCCGTGGCCTTCGACGCTGGCAACCTGCAACACGTGGCCCGCGCCCTGCGCAAGCTGCACCCGGCCGCGTTGCTGGTGCTGTGTGGTGACGATGATCAAGCCACCGAGTCGCAGACCGGAACGAACCCCGGGCGCGTGAAGGCAACGGCCGCGGCTCAGGAAGTGCGCGGTCTGTCCGTGTTCCCCGATGGCCTGCCAGATGGCGGGTCAGACTTCAACGACCTGGCCGTGCACCTGGGCGGCGCCGAAGGGCTGGCGGCTGTGCGCCGCATCGTCGCTGCGGCCATCGATGCCCATGCGGAAGCGCAGGCGGCCACCCAGCAGGCCAAAGCCACCAAGGGCATTGAGCAGGTGGGGAAGACCCGAAAAAACGGCGCTGACGGCCCGCCATCTGTGCCACCTGGTGCGCCACCGGGTGACCCTGAAGACAATGGCGACCAGCCGGCACCCGATTGGGACCGCTTCACCGTGGCCGATGCCGGCGTGTTCTATCGCGGTGTGGACAAGGATGGGAGGCCGACCGCACCGGAATGGGTGTGCAGTCGCCTGGACGTCGAAGCCCTGACGCGCGATCAGGACGGCCAGGGGTGGGGCTACCTGCTGACTTTCACCGATCCGGTGGGCAAGTTGAAGCAATGGTCCATGCCCGCCCGAATGCTGGCCGGTGACGGTGGTGAATACCGTGGGGCGCTGCTGGGCATGGGTCTGCGCATCGCCACCAGTCCGCGCGCCAAGAACCTGTTGACGCAGTACGTCCAGACGCGGAACCCTGGCGAGTACGCGACCTGTACCGACCGCGTGGGCTGGCACCAGAGTGGCGACCGCCTGGCCTTTGTGCTGCCACATGAAACCATCGGCGATGAAGCCGAACGCATCGTGTTCCAGTCGGAGGCCGCACAGGAAAACACATTCCGCGTGAAGGGCACGCAGGCGCAGTGGGCACAGCGCATCGCGGCCCCGTGTGCCGGCAATTCGCGCCTGGTGTTCGCGCTGTCCTGCGCCTTTGCCGGCCCGCTGTTGCGCGCTGCCGGCATGGAGAGCGGGGGTTTTCACTTCCGTGGCGACAGCTCAAGCGGCAAGACGACGGCACTCAAGGTGGCCGCCAGCGTGTACGGCGGCCCTTCATACCTGCAGCGGTGGCGCACCACAGACAACGCCCTGGAAGCCATCGCGGCGCAGCACTGTGACGGCGTGCTGATCCTGGACGAACTGGCGCAGGTTGACCCCAAGACAGCCGGCGAGTGCGCCTACATGCTGGCCAACGAACAGAGCAAGGCCAGGGCGACACGCACGGGCACACCGCGCGCCCGCCTGTCCTGGCGCCTGCTGTTCCTGAGTGCTGGCGAGCTGGGCCTGGCTGACCACATGGCCGAAGGCATGAAGCGAACCCGCACCGGGCAAGAAGTGCGCATGGCGGACATTCCGGTCGATGCTGGCAAGGGCATGGGCGCGTTTGAGGATCTTCACGACCATGAAGGGGGGTCGAACTTTTCGCGCCACCTTGTGAGCCAGGCTGGCAGCGTGTACGGGGCCGTGGGCCGGGCATGGCTGCAGTGGCTGACCGAGAACGCGGACACCCTCAAGGCACGCATCCGCGAGGCCTCTGCAAAGCAGGGTGCCAAAATGGTTCCAGAGGCCGCAGGCGGGCAGGTAGAGCGCGTGGGCGCCCGCTTCGCCCTGGTGGGTGCCGCTGGCGAGATGGCGACGGCTGCAGGCCTCACAGGCTGGACCGTGGGCGAGAGCGAGCGGGCCGCGCGCGATTGCTTCAATGCTTGGCTGGCGGCCCGTGGCGGTATCGGTAACGGCGAAGTGGTTTCCATGTTGCGCCAGGTGCGGCGCTTCCTTGAGGCCCACGGTGAGGGCCGGTTCACATGGTGGCACCGGGCGGCCGATGACCACAACACCAAGACCTTGCACCGGGCCGGATTCCGGCGCTTGTTGAATGACCGGGGCGAACCGATCAAAAGCAACCACGACCACGCCACGGACTACGGCGCACGGATGCCGGCGGCCATGGGCGAGGGCGTGACGGTGGAGTATTTCGTTCTGCCCGAAGTGTTCAAAAGCGAGCTGTGCCAGGGCTTCGACCCGCAGGCAGTCGCCCGCGTGCTGCTTGATCACGAGTGCCTGACACGCAAAGAGGAAGGCCGCTTCACCATCAAGGAACGGTTGCCCGGCATGGGGCCGACCTGGTGCTACCGCATCCAGGCCCGCATCTTCGAGTTGGACCTGTGATTTCAGGCCGCTAGACGCCGTCGGTATGTCGATCATGAAGGGCTCATGTCTTGACTCTGCGGGCTGCGGCCTGCTGAGTGGGCATGGCTCGCTCAGCACGATCGACTTGCTGCTGAAGCTCGCCTTTGGTGAGCCGGTCACGCAGGCGGACGCGCTTCGCCTTTTGCACGATCAACCCGACCGCGATCAATCGGCCCGCCTTGAGCGTGTTTCCAGAGTCAAGGCCCGTGACTCAGCCCTGAAGGAGGCCGCCGACATCCTGGGCGGCGATGGGCTTGGCGCGTGGATTGTTGCCGGGCGTGTTGCGGATGCCATTGACCGCTTTGAGGTGAGGCTGTGGCCGCGGCTGAGGGCCGGGCTTGGCTGCGACCTTTCGCCCTCCGATGTGGCGATATACCGGGCGTTTCTGACCGGCGGGCGCGTCCCCAAAACGCAGCGAATGCTGTACGACCTACTGAAGTGAAGGCCGGGACATTTCAGTGAGCCGCGGGAATCATGAAGACCTCCAAACCACCTCTTTTTGATTGCCTCAAATGAACCAATTTTCCAAACGCTACCAAGAGATCATCGCCGCGGCCCCGGATGCCATCGCTGTTCAATCCGGCGCCAAGGTTGAGCGTCCACACCCGCTGGCCCATGAGATGAGTTTCAAGGAAATTGCCCTGGCCTGCAGCCTTGTCCACAATCCTCACGACGAAGATCGCAGCTCTGCCGTTGTCTCCGCCGGCATGTCCACTTCCGATTTCTCACAGATTCTGCTGGATGGGTTCGGCATCATCACCAAGGCCATGTACCACGCTCAGGCGGAGCATCTTTCGTTTGTTTCGACAGAGGAAGTGAAAAACTACAACCCGACTCCGATCAGCGCGATTGACATTGATTTGATGCTGGACGAGCTGACCGAATGCCAGGAAATCCAGCAGTTCAATGCTGCGCTGTCAGGGGGCGGACTCACAGCGCGATTGACCAGCTTCGGCAAGCTGATCACGGTCACTCGGGAGGCCGTCTACAACAATCAGATTGCCGACATCGGCAGGCTGTTTTCCGCCGCCGGTTTGAGCGTTGCCCGTCTTGAGTCGCGCCTTGTTGCCACGGCCATGGAGGGCAATCCGTTGATGAATGATCAACTACCGGTTTTTGGTGCGGAATTTTTGAACGATTTGCCCGGTGAAGTGTTCACGGGCCAAGCGGTGGGAAAGGCCATGTCGATGTTGCGCAAGCAGTTGACGGCATCAGGCCATGAGGCGAACCTTCGCGCCCGGCACCTGGTGGTCGAGCCGGATCTGGAACTTTATGCTCTAACTGTTGTCCAGGACCTGGGGATCGAGATCACGGTATCCGTTCTGGCCAACCTGCCCGCCGGGCGTTGGTTTCTGCTGGCCGACCCGGCAGTGTGCCCACCCGTCGGTGTGTTGCGCCTGTTTGGTGTTAAGACCCCCGTGCGCCTCGGGAAGCCCACGCAGCAGGTCTTCAAAGATGGTATTCACACCCGAGTCATCGCTGATATTGGTGCCTGCCTGCTGCGCCGGAACGGCATCGTTCGCGGCGGATGACCTCCACGATAGAAGCCCATTTGGGCACCGCGTCGGGTAAGCGGCTGATTGCCTCGACACGACCGACAGCGGATGCGCCCGTTCCTCCTGGGTGTTGCGAGTCGGTCACCTCATTCAAGCACCAGGGGCTTGCGCGCTACGCCGCACCGGCATCGTGAGGCCCTGATGACATTCGAAGAAAAAGCCTTACCAGGCACCGCGTCAGGCAAGCGGTCGATTGCCTCGACAAGACCGACAGCGGATGCGCCCGTTCCTCCCGGGCGTTGCGAGTCGGTCACCCCTATAGAACCTCCCGAGCCACGCAACCTGCGACGGTGCCGATCCTGGCAGTCGTTGCCAGATTCTGCGCAGTTCGGCAATGCGCTGGATCGGGTGGCCTACCACGAGGCGGGCCATGTTGTTGTGATGCAGTGGATGGGTCTTGCAAGCCCTGGCGCGAGCATCGATGCAACGGGTCCAGTCGTTCTGGGTTCTGCCGAATGGCCAGACCGAAGCCTGTGGCAAGACTGCCCGGACCCGCCGCCTGATGAAAGCGGTGTGCTCGCAGCCACCGCCGCGAGTGTGTATCACGCCGGGCTCATGGCTGAACTGGTTCATGCTGGTGTGCGCTGGGTCGGACCTATCTACTACCCGCACACGACAGACTATCAGCGCGCCGACGAGATGCTTCGATTGGCTTTCGGCAGTCATGCCAGCGGTGCCCATGCGTTCGCCCAGCGGGTGGCCTTGCACGTCCTTTCGGCCAGGTGGGGCCGCGTGCGTGAGGTGGCCGATTGCCTCGTGAGGAATGGCCGATGGAAGCCAGGGGAGCCGGATTGACCTGGGCGTGAAGGGATAGGGCTGGTGGCGATGGGGAGCGCTTGCCTGGGAACTGTGGTTCATCCCAACGCCTTTTTGATCGGCACGCTGTAGCCCATTCCCGTACCAGTGAGGCCAGTGGTTCGGCCTGTGCGCCATGGGTGATCGAATGCCCCGGCCATGATGTGTGCGCTGTGTTTGTCGGTGACCTGGCCTGTTCACCAGCCCACCTGTTTGGTGAACGCAGGGCATCCCTGTTGCCACGATCTGGCCGCGCCCTGGGCGACTGTGCGGGCCGCCGATGGGCGGTGGTGGAGAGGTTTCTTTCGCGCCAAATTTCCAAGGTGGAGACCGCCTGCAGACTTCCCACAACCGACGTGCCGGGCGCCCTGTATGTCTGGGACGGATGCGTGGAAGTGGCGACGGTAGGGCGCTGTGAGGGCGTCTGCCCGATGAGCCGCCGGACCTTGGCGAACCTCAACGGAGTCAGTTGTTCCCAGTGTTCCCGGTGTTTCTGGATCTGTTCCCACTACAAACGGGAACGGAAAATATGAATTAAATCAACAACTTACGTTCATTTTGTTGATCTGTTCCCAGTGTTCCCACTGTTTTGTGTTGACCCCCCGAAGGAATCGGACGAACGCCGTGCCATTTCCCTGGCCCCGATGTGAGGTCAAGCCATCCCGGTCCGGGTCCTCCCTGGCCATCCAAGGTAAGGGTAATTCGCGCCCCAATGGGTCGGCAGTGAATGCCTCTGGAAAAGGGTGGACGGTGAACGGTGTACGGTGGACGCCGATAGCAAACCACTATCGAGGTGTCGCCAGCACAATCAACGGGTCCTCCCTGGACATGCCACTGCGGGTAATTCGCGCCCCGCTCGCGGACTGTTCCGTGGTGCTCCTAAGGGGGTTAAGTGAAGGTCATCACCAGCTCAACGGCCAGCCCTTCGATCTGGTGTGCCTTGTCGGCAGCGCCTGCAGCTCGCGCCGCTGCCACTACCGGCCTGAGCCTGTGCCCCCAGCTCGCGACCACGTGCCCCCAGCCCAACAGTCAAGCCCTCGACCTGGTGCGCATGATCGAACCGCCCAGCAGCCGGGCGCCGAGGCCTACCCTACCTGGTGCGCCCCCTGCGCTTCCGCTTCCGCGTGCTGGCGGGTGTGAAGCGCGAGCACATCACACGGGCACCAATCGTGCGCGCCACGATCAACGGGTCCTCCCTGGACATGTCCACTGCGGGTAATTCGCGCCCCGAAATTTCACTAGTTGTGCTTGGTTGCAGGGGGTAAGTAAGCATGCCCATCAAGGGGCAATCGACCGTTGCTGACCTTATCGGCAGCGCCTGCCGCCCGGGCCGCCGCCAGCACCACAGGCCTGATCCGGTGCCCCCAGTTCACGACCAGGTGCCCCCAGCCCAACGGCAAGCCTTCGACCTGGTGCGCCTGCAGCTCAGGCCCCACCGCCAGCCGGTCAACTCCGTGGGCACCCTGGTCAGGATCACTGGCACCCAGGCGCCGGCGAACGGCGTTTTGGCCAGGTGGCGGCAGACGATCAAAACGCCAGACAAGCACCGACACCTGGGGGCATACGGCCGGAGCACACTCCGAGAGGTGCCCGATTTGCGGGGTTTGCAGGGGGCATTCCACATGACTGTGGTTCCTTTTCAGTCTTTCAGGTAGGGGGCACAAAATGCCCCCCTGGAATGCCACCATGCCCCCAAATGTGCCCCCAGAACTGACCGGATTGTGCCGAACCTCCCCGAACGTTACCGAACTGCTAACATGCGGCTTTCATAGGGAAAAAGAAAAAGGCCGCACGTTCTCGGAACTGTGCGGCCTTATCTGTGGTGCCCGGGGCCGGAATCGAACCGGCACGCCTTGCGGCGGGGGATTTTGAGTCCCCTGCGTCTACCAATTTCACCACCCGGGCTGGAATCTGGGAGACGGAAATTATGGCACAGTGAGGCCCATG